GTAGGTCACCTTCCAGAAAGTAATTTGCGGGTTGCCGGTAAGATAGACATCTTGGGCACCGTAAGCGACGAGTTGCATTAATCCACCTCCCATTTTATATATATGCTAAAGAAAATAAATTTATGATTTTCACATTAATTTATTATCTGATTTATTAGTTCAACACATTTTTCTAAAGAAGTTTATTAATATCTATATTTGTCTCAATAAACCTCCTTAAATAAGTGTCTAAATATATCTCCTTCTTACCCTCGTGTTTTTTCGTAAAAACGTATGCGTCCTTGCGTTTTTTAACAGCCCAACCAGACTCAAGTGCGTTATAGATGAATGTCATTTTTTGTAATTTAATAGTATCTATTTCAATTTCAGGAGAGGTAGATATACACACATTCTCCCGTTCCATTAAAAACACATTAGATAATGTATAATTAATATACACGAAAATATTTTTATTTAAATAAATTTCTTTAATATATCTAAAAATGGTTGGATTTAAACACAAAAATACAAAAAAAATTGTGGTTAATTCAAAACATACAACTACTCTTGATGGAAAGCACAGCGATATGCTTGAGGAATTCAGCAATAATAATAATAATTTATTTCCAACATTAGAAAACGAAAAAGAAGGCCTAAAACAGAAGCTGAATGATAATAAAGAGACGCCTCGGTTATCCGTAGAGAATATTCTAGACATAAAGGAGCGTATCAAATCCATCAGAATCCAAATTAGAGATTCAAAACGAAAGGAAAAGGATTATTTATTAACAAATTCAAACATCATTTTTGATTATTTTGAAGACAAGAAGAAAATATCAGAAGGAACTAATAAATTGACCAGGTTAGACAAGTTTTTTAATATTGAAAAAAAGAAGAATTGTACGACTGAGAACAAGAATAATGTTCAAAAATATCTGGTAAACGTGGACGATACGTTTCTGAATATTGACAGCTTCATAAAGCATACGGATGTTTGTAGTTCGTGTAATAATGGAGAACTGATTCCGGTTGACCATGAGGGTATTTTAATATGTAATAATTGTCACGTAACCTTGAAATATCTAGTTGACAATGAAAAGTCATCGTATAAAGAGCCACCCAAAGAGCTCTGCTTCTATGCTTATAAAAGAATAAATCACTTTCGCGAAATATTAGCCCAGTTTCAGGCGAAGGAGACCACACAGATTCCGGATGAAGTATTGCTAAATATAAAGCTTCAAATTAAAAAGGAGCGAATCGGACTCCATCAAATAACAAACAAAAAGGCAAAGGAGATTCTTAAAAAACTGGGATACAATAAATATTATGAGCATATCCCATTTATCAAAGACAAATTGGGAATAAAGCCACCCATAATGTCCCCCGAATTAGAGGAGACGTTGTGTAATTTATTTATGGATATACAGGCACCATATGCTAAATATTGCCCAGACGATAGAGTTAATTTTTTAAATTATTACTACACCGTCTATAAATTATGTGAACTCCTAAATCAAGTTCAATTTCTAGAGTTTTTTCCTATGTTAAAGGACAGAGAGAAACGAATAGAACAAGATGAGATTTGGAAAAAAATATGCTATGAGCTTGACTGGGAGTTCGTGCCAACCATTTAAATAATACCTAAATTTGTTATAGATATTATTTTGGGTAATTGACTAGATTAAATTGCTCTCTCGTGCTTAGCGGGGGAAGCCAACGAGATTGGCACCAATACCGAAACCGGCACCCGAACGGGCGCTGACCGCGATAGCGGGGACGTATGTGTCAAGGATGCTAAATGTGGCAGCCGCACATAGCGCAATTAGGGCAACTTCGTCAAGATTGAGAGTGCGCTTCTTGTCCGGAACCAAAAAGGCGGCAAGAGCCACCATAATACCCTCCACTAAATATTTAATCGCTCTTTTAATCAACTCACTAATGTTAAGTCCGTTTATTAAGTCCATATTATAAATAATAATAAGAAAAAAATATATATATCGTCAATAAAATGCTTAAATAATTAACGAATGTATTATTAATATGGAAAATAAACCGGATGGCGTTACCACAAAAATAAATTTGGATGGTTCATTAAACTCTAAATATGTGGACTTGTTGGACGAGGATAAGCCTGTTGCAGGTCAAAGGTTCGCGTGCGTTTCTTTCCTGTCCCCTGAAAAGATTATTAAGGAAAAAAATCTGTTTTATTTTAATGAATTCCTAAAGCAATGGGAAATGTCTAAATCGCTAGAAAAATACACACAGTTTTTGAGTTTTCTTGCCTATAAATACGATGCGCTAGAATTTGACGAGTTAACAAAAGATATGGAGGATTTTGTGAAGGACCAGCGGGATAAGTTATTCACAAGCACACTCGACGACGAGTATAAGACCTACGTAGATAACAACGAAGAGGCACTAGACAAGACGTTTGACGAGCAACACAGCTTTAAAACGAGTGTGCGTGGATTAAAGGTGCGTGGATGTTTTCCGTCGCAACAGGAGGCAGAACTGAGATGTAAGATGCTTCGTGAGATTGACCCAAACCATGATGTCTATGTTGGTCCGGTTGGAATGTGGATTCCGTTTCACCCAGAGGCATATAAGACTGGGCGGGTGGAGTATCTTGAGGACGAACTCAATCAGCTAATGAGCGAGAAGGATAAGAATGAGAAATCGGCAAAGGAAGATTTTGATAAGCGCGTTAAGGAGAGCAAGAAGAAGGCGATTGATGACAATAAGGAGAAGGCGCTCGAGAGCGGTAATGCGTTAACCCAGACGATTGATGAGAATGGAAATCTGGTATCTATTAATAATGTGAATAGTATTGAGAATAAGTTTAATAACGAGACTACCGTATCTGATATTCGCAAGGAGTTATTCGAAGATGATAATGTTGTGATTGATAAGAACAACGACCACGGGCTTAGCGAACTCACCATTAATAAGCCTTCAGAAACAACTGTTAATGCTATTACTGAAACCGATACCAAGGCAAGTGTCGATGATAATGAGGTGGATGATAAGAAGATTGAAATTTCAAAATAAGCATTTACAAGCCATAATCAAAAAAAATTGATACTTAAATATATTATCTAGAATATTTAAGTATAATAATGACAAAACTAGTGTGTTCTCACGCCAAGTGCGATAAAAAAATTAAAGTGGTCGAGGAACACGCAGGGAAGTGTAGGTGCAATCAAATCTATTGTATGAAACATCGTTTACCCGAGACACATGATTGTAGTTTCGTATTTACTATTGACAAAGAGGTATTTATAGCCGGTAATAAATGTGTTGAACCAAAGCTTAAATTTACCATTTGTTCTTCCGAACATTAATTTTTGTGACTCCCTTTTTGGGAGTATTTGGATTATACACGTCCTCTTCTTCGTCTGATTCTAGGTCTTTTGATATCTCCCAGAACTCTTTTGAGCCTAATTTGAAATCGCCTCTTGGTTCCGCTTTATACCAGAATATCTGGTCGTGTAATTTATTAGATTTTGAGTTATTGTCTATTACTAAACACTCAAAATTTTCCGTACATTGATCCATTACTTGTGCAAAACTCTCGAACGTAGGAAACATACCGGCATAGTTCTCCCAAATACGTTTTCTATTTGATATATAGGGTTCTCTTAATATAAACACATAGTCAATATTGGTTCTGAGATTAGGAGGAATACCTAAAGGGTATTGCATAGTGATTACGAGCATAATTTTCCAGTGACGACCGTTCATAAAAAGTAGTCTCATCATCTTATCTTTTGTCCAGCTATTATCAAAAAGACAATCATCAAGTATTACAAATGCTCTGGGGTCAATAGACGATTTATTATAATTCAAAAGTTCTCTTTTTACCTGTTTCAATACAGTTTTCTGACGTTTCAAAATATTTTCAATGATAGCAGTGTTATATTCATCGTGTATGAATAATTTTGGAACGTGACCACCATAAAATCCATTTCCTGCCTCTGTTCCAGAGATTACAGTGCCAATGGGAATATCTTGATGATAATAAAGAAGATCACGAACTAAATATGATTTACCAGTGTCACGACGTCCAATTAACACTACGACAGGTCCCTTATTTTCGTCTGGTCTGAAACTTATTTGAGACATGTCGAATTTTCTTAATTCTAAAGTCATTTATAGGGATTTAAGAAAAAAAAGCACTCTTTTATCCGAATATATGAGTTAAATATTAGTTTATTATAATATAGCTTTCTAAATAATGGAATTCTTTTATAAAAAATATGATAACACTAATTTATTTAGCAATTTTGAAAATATTGAGCTAACAAATCTATCTGATATTCAGAATTATGTCCCTATTTACAAGAAATTTTTTAATCTTAATGAAAATAATTATAACACGATTGGTCTTAATCATAAATTTCACATCAAAAATATTAAAAGTAGAGAAACTGAAAATAAATTTGTCGGAGAGGTATCTGATATTAGCAATGTTATTCACGAAAAGCAAATGTTTTTCAAATACAGTCCATTATTAGACCCAACCAAATACATCACCGGTAAATATGATACTTCTCATAACGATTTAATAAAATTGCCTAGATTTGAAAATGACGTCGCACATTCCAAACTATGCGACACTAACAATTCTGCATATGTTGACAGTTTCTTTTCATATTTAACAAGCCAATTACTAAACGATAATGAGTTTATTCACGGTATAGACTTTTATGGCTCATTCTTAGGAATTAAACACGATTTTATATATGATATAAATGACGAAGTTGAATACCTGTATGATTCTGATTACTTTCATAAAAATAAGTCAACCCTTTTCACAGTTGAAAATTCTTTTCATAATGATCTTTTAAATAAGAACACTAGAAATTACAAGAACAACATTACAATTGGAGGCGATATAGGTGTGGATGAAATAATACTAACAGAGACTGAAATGTTAGATGATATTAATGATCTATTTGATAATGTAAATAATGAAGTAGATGTATCGGGTAACAACCATGGTCCAGAATTATTTTATGAAGGTAAGATTGAAGAATGTAATGATGATAATTCTAGTGAATCGTGTTCCTCGAGATCATCAAATTCCGATAATGGTGATAATGACGATTGTAGCGACGATTGTAGCGACGAT